CCAGACAGGTCGGAGTTAGGAAGGTTGTTTGTCACGATGACATTGAAGCCTTCCAGCTGACCGATGACGCGAGCGTTCACGTCGTTCGGCTGGGCCGACAGATCGCGACTGTAGGTGCTCGGCATGATTGGGTTTGCGGAGACAGCGGATCCGGTCCAGTTCGCCTCAAAGCGCAGAAGCGTCTTGACGTAAGGCGTGATGAACAGGTAACGGCTGCTTTCCGGAACGCCCTTCTGATCCATGCCCTGAGCCATAGTCGCTAGGTCGGAACGGAAGTTGAACGCGCCCTGCGGTCCCATCGGGTAACTGGTCGCGACACTTGCTGCGGTAGCTGCCGTGCCGACGCTACGGCACACGCGATAGCCACCGTCGTGGATGTTCTGCTCGGCACCAGTCGCGGCAGCCTTCACGGCCAGAATGGCGATCTTGCGATCAAGCACGCGGGCAATGTTGCGAGCCAACTTGGTAGCGAACGGAGCCAGCACGTCAAAGTGCAGGGTGTTGAGATCGTTCAGACCAACGTCCAGAGCGTTCACCAGAATCTCGTCAACGGCGACGGACTTCTGACCGACTTCGACGCGGCGAACATTCGTGCCCTGGGATGACTGAAGGTTCAGGGGAGTGCCGACGTTGTGGTAAGACGCTGTCGGATCGTCGCCAAGAATCGGCCACTGGTAGGACGAGCCGCCAGTGATCTGCTTCATCGCGAGGAAGGTGTTGCTGCGGTCGTAGAAAACGCTGGACAGCTGGAATGCTTCCAGCACGGTGCCACTGAACAGGGTCAGGGCCATCGACGCATCGCTGTTCAGCTTGTCGAGCAGCAGGCGTTCGGTATTGACAATCGACATAGGAAAGTCCCTTTTATTTGGGTTGCTTGGTGGATGAGTACGCGAGACGCACGGGTATCCGCTCCTAGTTCTGGGCCTCTTGCGAGGGTGTCCAGACGGTCACGGGCCGAGCAATCAAAAGACCGCGCACGCATTTCTGCGGGCGTGGTGAAGACCCACCGCCGGCCCGAAGGCCGACGATGAGCGCAGGAGATCAGGTGGTTTCTGTTGGCTTTCGCTTCGGAGCGTTCGACTGAGCAGCACGGTACATCGCAACTTCCTCGCGCAGCTTCTCGTTCTCTTGCTCAATGGACGCATGTTCCGCCGCCAGTTCGGCTTGCGTCTTTGGACGACTGGAACGGGTGGCAGTTTCAATCGCGTTGTTCAATGCCTGCTGCGGCGTTTCGCCCTGACCGCTGTGCCACGGATTTTGCGTGACCTTGTCGATCAGATCGATGATGTAAACCTGCACCTGACCGCGCATTGTGACGTTCAGCAGATAGGTGCTTCCGAGCGCATTCAACTGGTCCCACTGCTCTGGAGTGGCGCGTACAAGACTGCTCATTTGTTATAGATCCCCTGCAAGAGATGCTGTGGCGTGTTCAACAGACGCCGCTTGGTGTCTTCGTCAACGTATCCCTGCTTACGAAGACGAGACATTGCGCCGACAACGTCGTCAACGCTTGAGAATCCGGTGGTGGATGCGACTGGCGTCATGCCCTGGACAAGCGGAGCAGCACGGCCGCTTCCAACGGCCTGCTGGTGCATGAACATGAGTTCCCTCATGGCAGACGCAGCGTTCGTTGGATCTGCCAGACTTGCATTGAGCCTGGCAATATCGTTCTTGCCGAGGTTTCCAGCAGCCCAGTTGAGGATGTTGTCTCGTTGAGCCAGTCCACCAGCCATTGTTGTGACTTCATCGATGGCACGCTGAACCTGCGTCTGGGCCAACTGCACCCGAGCAGCCTCGCCCTGAATGATGCGCTCGGCCATCTGCTTGCCGACGCCAGCCTTCTCCATTGCTTCAATGTGGTGCGGTGCAATCTTCCCGTCGGCCAAATAGGACGTGGTGATGTCCTCTAACTTGACGCCCGCACGTTCCGCGAGCGCCTCGGGACTATCGACCTTGCGTTGTCCGATGAGCTTCTGGGCCTCGGCGTAAGCCTGCTCAAGAGCCTCTGGATTGTCGAACTTGCCAGCCCATTTCTTGGGCGTGATCTGCGGATTGGTATCCGTTGGCGGTGTAGGTGCCGCCGCCTTTGGCTCGCTTGGAATATGAGCGGGCGCGATGGCCGGCTCTGGACTAGAGGCTGATGCCGTTTCAGGCGGCGGCGTTTCCGGTTCCTGCATTGCTTGTCTCCTGCGGGGAAAGTTCGTTTGTCATCACATCTCCGCCGACTTGGATGAGCTTCTTCTGAGCCTCCATTTCGACGGCTTGCTGCATGGCCGCTGACGCTTCGGCAGCAACCTGGTCGTTCGTCTTGATAAGGCCGGGCTCAAAGATGCCGCTCTGCCTCAGCAACGTGTCGAACAGCACCCCAAGGTCAATTCGCTTGGTCATCTCCTGGCCGAACTGTGCAACCGTTGCAACCAACTGAAGCAGCTTGGCCTTATCTGCCTCGCGACTGAGTGCAGCGATGCCAGTGACGGCTTCAATATCCATGCTGTTGCGGGGCAGGGACGGGATCAGAGCATCGCGCTGCATCTGGTAAAGCAGGCGCTCAACGAGTGGCACCTGTTGGGCGTCTGCAATGGGGGCATAGACTCCGCCCAGTGCGCCTTCGAGCTCGCTGGCAATCCGCTGGATCTGGAATGCAGTCACGCGCTCGCCCTTTGGAGCGGCGTCTGCCTCCATGAGCATGGCGACGGCCAGGTCTCGTCGCTTCTCGACTGCGGTCTGGTACACGACCTGGAAGTCACTGCTCTTGTTCACGCTGAGGAACGCGATGTCCTGAACCGCACCTGCCGCCACTCGGGCCTCAATGACCTCGCCGCTGGGCTTCGCCAGGTCGCTGGCACGAACCTGCGAGTTGTAGTCGATGCACGGCACGAACTTTGAGCACATGCCGGCGAAATCAAGCAGGCGCTCATGCAGCTCGTTCAGGGTACGCACGTCGCCAAGGTTGGACTCGATGAAGCCGCGACCATAGTCCTCGCCGGGGGCAAGCTCGAACGGCGTGCTCATGTACGGCGTGACGGGCTCCTCGCTCGTCCTGATGATCTTCTTGTTGATCTCTTGCTCCACCAGCCACACGCGCGAATACGGCTGCCACGCGCAACGGGTGTACAGATCGACGCCGCGCTCGTCGTAGCTTCGTTCAATGTCATCCGCGCCAATGTCTGCGATGGACATGACTTCTGGCGGCAGGATTGCGGGGTCGATCTTCTCGCTGACGATATGAAACTTCACGTCCTGTGACGAATCGCGGCAAGTGACGTACTGGTCTCGACGGAAGACGCGAAGCCGGTAGTCGTCCGTGAATTGCTCAAGCACGTCGCCAGTCACCAGAATCTGCGTGATTGCCTGGCGCTTGCGACTGCGGAAGCCGGTGCGACGGCGATTGCTGCCAGCGCCCATGTCCGCTGATTCAAGGCGCGCCATCATCAGGAGCTCCTGAATTGACAGCGCCTGCGTGAACGCCTGAACCTGCTTGGTATCGACGTTCTGGCTGAACCGGATGTGACTGGCTGGAAGCAGTCGGAAAAACGAAGTCCCTGGCGGGTACAGCGCCATCAGCAGTCGGCCTTCGAGGTTAGATATGCCTCGGCTTGGGATGCTGGTGAACGTCTCGGGCATCTTGTTGCCCTCAACCTGTCCGATCTCGGGCAGGATCCACGGCCTTGTCAGAGCCGCGCACTGGCGCGCACGTTCAAGGATGTTGAACCTTTTCGCATCCTCGCGCATGAACATGCTGTGGATGGAGGCAGTTTCGGACATCAGCGGAATCCTCCAATGGAGATGCCAACGCCGGTCTCCGGAGTACCAAATCGACCCACCAGCGGACGCTTTGCATCACGCAACGCGCTCGCCGAACCAGCCACGCCCTGATTGAACTGCGATGCAATGCTCTTCAGCCTGTCAGCCGCCGCCGCATTTACGCCAGCAACCTGATTCTTGGTATCAGCCATTTGCTGTTGCAGGGCGGTTCGTTCCTGCTCGGACATGGGCTTTGTGATCCCGGCGTTCGCGGTCGAATCCCAAGTCTGCTTGAGCGGCATGAGCCGATTCAATTCATCGACCTCGCGGCCTCCCAGCTTCATTGCATACGGTTCCAGCTTTGCTGGATCTGCGGCAGTTGCCCGAAGATTGAGCACCTGCTGGTACATCGGATTCTTCGTTGGATCAAGGGGCCGGAAGTGGTTGCCAGAAGTTCTCTCAAAACGCGGTATCCGTGCCATGATGGCCTTGGCCTGTTGTTCAATCTGCGCGGCGGCCGACTTCAGCATCTCAGTGCGATATCGGCTGATTGTCGCGTCATACGGCGAAACCTGATACGAGCGCCTAGACGGATCGTTCAAGGCGCTGTTTTGTGATGCAGCGACCGAATTGAGACGCTCAATTTCCTGATCGACTGTTCGACCGCCCGGTATCTGCAAAGCCGCAAGTGCAGCGGATTGCAAGCTTGAACCTTCGGTGCTGTCAATGTACGAGCGATAGTTGTTGCTCGATATTTGATCGACGTTTGCGAACGTCTTGATCTGCGGAGCCCTGACTCGGACTGTCCTAAGTGCCATACGGGATACGGAGACCTGGAGCTCCGGCCATCGCTGGATTGATCGTTGGAGATTGGTCCTGAGTGCTCGGCATTGCGATGGTCAAGGTGCTGCGACTGACGTCTGGTCCGTTTGGATCAAGAGCAGCGAGTTCTTCAGGCGTCGGATCGGTATCTGTGACAGGATTCTTTTCGATGTAATCAGCCAGCGACTTGTAGTACGTCGCCTGATTCTCGAACATCGTCGCGTCATTCATTGCCTGCATGTAACCGGCCGGGTACGCCGTGCGAGTTCTAGTGGTTTTCTTGCCAAACATCGACCCGAAGAACGTGTGGTGAGGTTCGGTGTATGTCTCCTGGAACGGGACATATCGCTTGCGTAGGTCGGCAGCGGACTGCGTCAGACCTGCGGAGACGCTGCGGTAGAAGTCTGGCGACAGCATCTTGTCGCGCGTCAGATCCGGCATTTGGAATCCACTCACTGGATGTGACCCTCCTTGCGAGCCAGCACGATCAGCGATTCAACCACACTGCGCTGTCCAGCCGCGAAGTTCAAGGGCTGCACATCGCCAGCCGAGATTGGGCCGGATACCACGACGTTTGGAATGGCCCGGTCAAGCTCCTCGATCAACTGGAGAACGGTTCCGGGCAGCCTCTCTGGGTATCCGTTAGAACGATTGGGTGATGCGTTCATTATCACATGGAGCGGTCACGCGAAGAAGTACTCGCTGTCGATCACCTTCGATACATCGAGCGTTCCGTGTGCGGGGCTCTCAGGAAGTTCGACCCCGTACCGAGACATCCACTGAGACCGCAATTGAGCAACCTGATCGACCTGGTGCAATGAAACGAATGTTTCCCGCAGCTTGCGACTGAGAAGCGGCGCTTGCTCAACGTGCGACCAGAACGAGTCATGCACGGCCGCGAAGTCGTGACCATCTCCGATCATCGCTGTTGCCGTCATCATCATGTGGCACGCATCGAGCGAGTGGATGAAGTTCGGCGAGATGCCGTTGACGTTCCATGCGACCTGCTGCTTGTCATCCTCCATCGGCACGCCCATGCGAATCTCCCACTTGCCGACGTCGCAACTGATCTGCAAGTTGCGGATGTTCCAGTATGGTTGCATCACCGGAAACCCCATCGGACTTGTCCAGTCAATAGGCGTGCTTGGGTGCTTCTTGAGAATGAGGCGCACCGCGTCCTTCAGCCAGAGCATGATGTCCCTTGCTCCACGCGATTGGTCGCCAATGGACTCCAGGACAACCTTGGATAGCCAATGGGCGTGCAGTCCAGCCTTGCCCTTCTCAATGCCCTTCTCGATCAGGCGGGGCTCAAGCTGGTCCCGGACGCCGGCGCGAGTTACCCCGTAGGGCACAGTCATCACCGGCTGCTTGACCACCTTTCGGTCGATCAGCGGTGCCAGCGTGCGTGCAATCGGATCTCCGGCCGCCGCGAGCTCCTCGACCTTGGCCTTCGCAACGGCAGCCACCGCCGCGTAGATATCCGACGGCCGATCACCCGGAATCAGGTTCACGGCAGATCCGCCGACGATGTCGCGACCGAGCGCAGCCAGGTGCTGATACCCGTTGCATGATCCATCCTGATGCACTGGCAAGCGCGCTGCTGCCCTGCCATCACACAGCGCACGGCAGGCGGCTAAGAACTGAAACGGGTTCTCAGCACCCATCCAGCCGTCATGCACAAACGGGTTAGACGAGAAGCTCTCGATGTCACGATACTGCGATTCGACCCATGCAATCCGCTCACTAAACGGCACCTTGTCCTTGCCCCAGCAGTTGGCTGCATGAATCTTCAGCCACCTGTCGTTTCGCACAGGCACAGCCTTTGCGAATCGCAGCATGGCCCGTCGAGGGTCTTCTCCGATGTGCGACAGGTGCAGCGGCACGGGATACACCCTGCCTCGGAAGTCAAGCTGGTGTGGGAACCAGATGGCCGACTCTTTCTCCAGAAGATCCGCCGTCGCTAGCGCCAGCAATAGGTCGTTGCGGCTACTGAACGCCTTCTTGTTCGCCTCATGGATGTTCGCCGCCTGCCGACGCCATACCTTCAGATCGTCAGGGTTCGTGGGCCTTGGCGTCAGCTCGATGGGGTTCGACCTTGGCAACCCAGCAACGCCACCGCCTTGCTCGAGCAAAGTACTCACAACGCTTTTGATGAACGGATCGACTTGCCAGGCAACGCTGGAAATGTGATTGAGGGAGGTGAACACCTCATCAATTTGTGCCGACTCAAGGCGAGTGCGGAGGCTCCTGCTCGGCTTGACCACAAACGGCGTTCGCAGTCGGTAGTGACCACCCTCCTCCAGCGCCCCATCCTTTCGCCGGCCCCAGTGCAGTGGCGGAACGACCATCGGGCCAAACCTCGGGCGCATCCCACGACGCACCATCTGCGCGTCAGCCAACAACTGCTGCGTCCAAGGCTTCAGCATCAGATGATTCACCGTGCGGTTATCACGCACCACCTTCTCGATTGAGAACGCGGCGTGCGGCTTGTCGTCGTCATCGATAATCAGGCACGCACCAACCAGTTTCCACGCCAGCGCAAACCCGAGCATCGAACACACACGCACGCTCCAGACATGATCGTCAAGCGTCTTCTTGGCCCAGCGGTTGACCATCTGTGGGATCCGCCTGGCGTAACGTTCAATGTGCTTGTCCAACTCCTTGGTATCCACCTTGCGCTCTTTGGCTACCCGCAAGTGAATGTCTGCGACCACACTCGAACCGATGGCGTAAGCAACCTTCGCAAGCGGAAGACCACGCGGAGATTGCATCGCCGCGCTCATTGCTTCGTGCAAGACGATTGCCGTTGTCGCCCGCGTGTCAGCCGCCGCTAGGACTGGACCATAAACCTGCCGACCCGCCCCGGCCCTGCCGAGTGAAATCGATGCCTTCAGGCTGCTGATGTCCGCCTTCAACGAATCAAACCATGCAGCGCACATCCGCTCTGCTGGCTGCAACTGCGCGCCCTCTCCGCGCTCGATGGCTTGCTGAGACATCCGCTCATATCGCGATGCGCCTTCTTCCGCAGCCATCTGCTCCAACTCAATCTCGCGCGCCATCTGGGTTGCAGCCAATAGCGGAACATGGAGGGTTGCCTTCACTGGCGGGCCTCGTAAGCGGCTACCGCCTCCAGAACCTGATTCAAGCGGGCCTCTGTGTTGAACAACTTTGACTGCGTCTCAGACAGTTGCAGGCGCAACTCATGGTTTCGATCCATTGCGTCAGCAAAGAGCACTCGCAACCGAGCAATGCTCTTCTCCAACTCCCCGATCAATCCCTGCATCCGGTTCATCACAAAGTCATGTCGCTCAACCTCATACGGCTTCGTCATGCTGCACCCCCGATCACTTCGACCAGATCAAATCGAGATCCCTTACGCTTGATGATGTGGAGCGGGCATTGCCCATACGAAGCCCACAGCTTCTTGACCTTGCGAAACGCTGGCGTCTCCGCACCCTTTACATCAATGAACTGGCACTGACCGTTGACCATCACGAAAAAGTCCGGCCGGTAGACGTTCTCTGGAACGCCGAGCCACAGCGTCGGCTGTTCGATCAGCAGCTGGATCGTCCTCTGTTTCAGGCGATTCCACAGAATCTCGGCATATAGGCGCTCCGCTTTGCTTGCGTATGTGCGTCCCTGGAATAGCCGCTCACTCGCCGGCGCTACGTTGTATTTGTTGGCTTTGCCCCAAGCCATGAATTGCCTCCCATGCGATTGATTCGATATCACCGCGCTTTCCTCCAGCGGTAATCCACTCACGCGCATCCTTGACCCCATCCGGTGGCCGAATAACCCATGCAGCAGAGAATCCCTCCAGGTATGTGGCGAGCTTGTTTGC